ACTCCCCTCTATTTATTTTATTTTCTTGCTATTAGGTTGTTAACCCCGATTGACTTCCATATCTGCTATGGTCCATCACTAAAGTAACACAAGCTACAATAGCAGCAGTGCCAACAGTAGCTTCAATGTTAATATATCTTCGGGTTGGAGTATATTCATAAACTACATCACCTACAGCAGTAATCTGGTCAAAACTATAATCGGTATTAGTTAAGGAACCAGTGGCATCTCCGCTTTCTATATCTATATCTAATGTTCCATTTGTTCCTACAGTTCCAACACTAACGAATACTAATATTTTTCTGGGATAATTATAATCAGCAAGATCTATTTCTCCAGCTGTATTATGAACTCCATTAGCTCTGGCATTAACTTCTCCCACAGCAATAGATTGAGCTCTAATAGCATCTAAGACTACAATGTTTTCTTGCATATCTTTCATAATAATAATCAGCTCCTTTCTTAATATATTCCAAGGCAGGAGATTGCTCCCCTGCCATTTTTATTATTAGGCTAATTTTGTGCTTAATCCTACAAACGGTGAAACTTCGGTTGTTCCATCTTCAGCAGTGATGGTTCCATTTAGCCAGGGTTGTCCATCAACATTGCCAAACATCTTAAGTACGCTCTTATTTTTGAGGAAATATACATGCTTACTGAAGTCGAAGGCAGGACCAAATCCATCTTTGATTAAGTAATAAGCTCGATCAACAAGTGATATATCTCCCTGAGTTCCAGCAGAAGGAACCCTAAAAGTCCATCTGATAGGATAACCGCATAATCTATCAGGAATATTTTTGGTTGCATCTCCTTGAATAAATATACTATTCCCAGCAGCATCAGCCATACCCATTACAGCACCTAACAGAGTACGAGAAATAATCCATATAGGATTACATCCGGGTAAAATATGACTCATTATACCTTGAATATCAGCCCATACAACAGTTGCGGCGGTATCTCTGGTTACAGTATAATAGGCAGGAGAATTAATTATCCCTAAGGGTTGACCTACACCAGTTCCTCGTAAGAAATAATAATCCTCAAAAGTAATCTGGGCTCTACTATATACTTGTTTTACATAGGTCTCTATAGCAGAAGCATTTCTGATTAGCTTATCGGTTAAAACTGCATAGGCATTATATTCGTGAGGTTCTAACTTTACACTATCGATGGATATTTCCTTATTGGTTTTATCCGCTCCTTCTTCTGACCAGGTGAACCATACTCCAGAGAAAAAGTCATTTTCACTTGCTCCAGCTTGATTTAATACCGGAATATTTACCGCCGTATCTGGATGTTCTCCACTTGCCGGTAAAACAGTAGCTCCTGATCTCACAATTCCATCTTCAGAGGCAACCTTTAATAATTCATCTTTAAATTCTTCGGGAACGAGATATCCCCCTTCTGGATCACTCCCCATAGAAAGTACCTTTTCTCGATATTCTATTAATTTTTCATCTTTATTAACTACTGATTTAATAAAGTCACCAAAAGATGAGAATATCTTTTCTTCTTTCTCTTCCTCGCCTTCAGGTCTCTCCACTTTTAGATAAGGTTGTATCGCCTTATCAAATTCATTTTTGATTAATTGTCCTAATTCTTCTCTTGTCATTTTCATAAATTCTTCACTTCCTTTCTATTTTATTTTTTTGTATTGGATTATTTTTCACTTTACCTAAAATATAGCCCATCCTCTCATCAATAGCTTTAGATATTATTTCTTCATCTACTTCGATTATATCTTCATCACTTTCTTTATCTATCTCTTTATCATCTCCTTCACTATTTTCTACATCAATTACTATATCATCATTTTTAACAACTTTCTCATTTTCCACTTCCAGGCTATCCTCTTCTACGGGCTCTGCAGAATCCAATACCTCTTGGATTAAAGCCTGTGCATTCTTCAAATTTTGTTTATTCTTAGCATTTAAAACTGCACCAGCCTTTAATTCAAGATCTTTAATCTTTTTATTTAATTTCTCGACCATTTCATTCTCATTTAAATCACTGAAAGCTTTTACAGTATCTTCAAAATCTGTATTATATATCGAGGGGTCATAATCCCTAAATTCAGGTGGCATTTTATCAAACTGTTTATAGTGCTTAACTAAGTGATTATATACTCCTTTTTTATCACTTTCAGGGATATTCACTCCACCCCTTGCTCCCAGCAATGCAGCCATAGCAGCAGCAACCGCTCTCCAGACTACCGCATGCCCTTTAACTTTATGATGAGGCAACTTATAAGAAGTTTTTATGTCAGGATTTTCAGAATCATACCAAGCACACATAACTTTAAGATCGCTAACCTCAGCCTGTCTAACTTCCCTAGCTGCATCCCACTCCTCATCTTCGGGAGCTTTAGGAGTTTCCTTAAAAGGAATGACTGACTTTTCTTCTGTCTCTATTTCTACTCCTTCTTCATATATTAATAATTCAATTATATTTTTTGCCATATCCTCATAATTCTTTCCGTGCTCTTCCATCCATTTCTTAGCCTTTTCCAAAGTCCATCCCTTCTTCTTATCAAAAACAAAGGTAATTATCTTCTTACAATCGATGCAATATATTCCTTTTATACCCTCTTTATCCGATACAGTTATCCATCTGATTTTATGACCTTTATGCTTACCTTCTTCTCCTTTGGCCGGAATACGGATATATTCTTCAGTTTCCTCTATCTTTTCATTAAGCATATCTTCTCCTTTTTCATCTTCAATCTCAATAAATCCGGCTTCTTTTAAGGGCTCAATATCTATTCCTTTAGATATCATATTGGTTAGTGCCTCGGGGTTAGAAGGTATAGCACAAGCAGAAAATTCTAATAATTCCCATAACTTAATTCTTCTCCCTCTACGATTTACTTTTGTATTATCTTTAGCATCCTCATCTAATATATCCTCTGATTTTATCGGTATAAAACCAATACTCCAGCCCCGCATAAAATTACCTTTATATAATCTATACACAATATCGGCCAGAGGATAATCGCCTTCTGGTGGGAATACTATCTTTGCCTTTATCCTGTCTTCTTCTTTATCTATCTTTTCAGCTCTTGCAATAGCTAAACCTCTATAATCGTGTGCCATAAGCACTACAGGATTTTTTCGATAATTTGCTAATTTTGCACCTTTTGCCTCTACAATATCTCCATCACGATCTTTAATAGTGGTAGTAATGGTAACATTAAAAGCCCTCTCACCTTCTACCGCTTTTGTATTAGCTTCATAAGTTTTAAAGATTATTTCTTCTGGCATACTATTCACCTCACTTTCTTAATTATATTAATACCATATTTTTTATACCTATTCTAAATATGGCAATATAGTACATCTACAATTTACATGTAGTGGTGGTGCATCTACCCCACCACTAAAATTATCATCTAATTTCACAATTTCCTTATGTAAAGGTGCACATTCTTCACAAGTTCTTTCATCGATAGCACAATACCACTCTTTTTTCTTTACTACTCCCGATTGTTCATAAGCCTGTAATGCTCCTTGATTACTTGCAGCTATCGTTTCAGTTCGAGCTATATTTTTTGCTCTGTATCCTTTCACCTCTTCATATACAGCACTTACTCTACTGGCCAAGTTGGGGATACTTTCTCCCATTTGAATTCCCTCAGCTAAAGTCTTCCTTAGCTTATCTTTAGTAGTATCCAATATATTCTTAATCAGATCCCCACACCTTTTTTTTATCCATTCTACTACTTTAGGATTACTTACATTAAAACTACCCTCTACTCCCAATTCAGCATAGGCAGCAGTACCATTTATTTTCACAATTTCAGCTATCCTGGGTAAAGAAAATTCAGTAAATTTAGCTATCTCCCGTTCATCATGAGTAATACGAAGAACATCATCTATATCTTTTTTAATTGCTTTTCCTTCCCGCAAAGCTCGCAAAGCCCTTAATTCCTGTTCCTGGAATAATTTAATTATTCCTCTTCTGAATTCATTTTCTAATGGAGTTACTCGTTTAATAAAGATTTTCCAATATCTATTTTTATATTCTTCAGATAATCCCTCTTTAATATTTTTTATAATAGATTTTTCCGGTTCACTACTACCTCCGCCACTAGAAAGAGGCATTATGTTCATCGGCACAAGTGGTGTATTACCCCAGGGAACTTCATCAAGACCATCTTCAACCCTCGCCTCATTAGGAGTCATTACATATGTTTTTAAAGAACTTTCTCTTTTCTTTAACAAAAATTCTTCATCAGCAGGAACAGGATTATCGAATTCGCAATACAATCCCCTTTCTTTATATAATGGAATTAAAAAAGTATTTAGCACTTCTGCAATTCTTACACATCTTGGTAAGATACATTCCCGATTCCAGCTAACATCTAGTGCCTGCATATTAGCCAAATTAGTCTGCTCTGGATGGCTTAATTTTTGCGGTGGAGTATGATAAGCACTGGCCAATTGTCTCATAGTCCAGTTAGCCAGTAACATAAATTCCATATCTTTATTGGAGATTCCAATATTTTTATATTTCATTCCACCTACTAATGCCCCAGTCTTATGAGCTTTTTCAGCCCCACCATAAGTTTGCTCAAATAATGTTAATATCTTCTTTACTTGCTCTTCACTTAAATTTGCATCAGTTTCTAAAACACCCTTTAGATGAGCTCCATTTTTAAATATATTTAATTGATATATCATATTATATTTATCTGTATCGTAAGCATAAGCCTTCCTTTGAACAGGGGAAGCTCCTCTAAATGGATTAGTAGGATTAGGGTATTTAAAGAATAATATATCTTCACGGGAATAGGTTATATCTTTTACCCCCTCATGATATATATAATGGTCAATAATTCCATTCTTAATCACTGGAGTTGTCTTATCGGGTCTTAAAAAATATAATTCTCTGGGGATACCTAATCTATCTTTCGCCATCAATATATAGCATTCCCCAGTTAAGTCTAAATATATCGAAAGAAGCTCTTTCCCCGTAAATTGGGTAGTATCAGGATTAAAATGTTTCAAAAGATCATAAAATGGATGTTCCTTAATCAACTCATCATCTTTATTATATAATCTTAAAGGGATAGAGGCTATTCGTTCAGCAATTAAAGATACACAATCACCTACCCAGCCTTGATAAGCTTTAATTTGTTCTGTAGTATTTCTAAATACATTTTCCGAATATATAGAAGTGGGTTCATTAGGCCAGTAACGGGGGTCAGTAATTCTTGAGGCTTCGCTTGACTTAGTTAAATTTATATTAAAATTTAATCTTCTTTTAGCAAATTGGATATCTAATTTTATAATATCACCCCCCTTATATAAAAAAGAGAGCCAGATTTTAATAAAATAATCTGGCTCTCTAGGAGCTCTTTAAATATTTTAATATAATTATTTTAATTTGTCAAATTAATCTAGTACATAAAATGTAGGTATCCCACTTATACATTGAGGTATATAACTTACACAATCCACCATATCATCGTGTTCTCCCTCATCAAAACTACATAATTCATTTTCAAACTCTTCTAAAATATCTATTTCAGTATAATGAAATACTTTTCCACTTTCATATTTCGCACTCATAGGCATTGCTCTGGTTACTTTATCTTTTTCAGCTTTCAAATTCTTAATAGACATATCGGGGAATACATTAAGTTCTTGCCCTAAAACTCTTTGATATTGCACGGATTCTATACCCAACCATCTTAAACCTTTATTTTTCCATTTTAAATAATTATCTCGTGATATTTTCTTTTGCTCATTCCAACTATATCTACCCCTTAATATGTCAAGGATATATATATTACCATCTTTATCTATTCCAAAAGTTAAAATCACAAAATAATCCGCTTTTTCTGATTGTGATATGGCTAAATCGCAGGTTTGATATATAGCTAAATTCTCTGGTATTTTATCTATATATCTAAACCATTCTCGTTTAAATATTTTCCCTGCAGCCATCAAAGTGACATCATTCTGGTATTGTGCATTAAAATATATAGAACCAATATCATCTTTAATCTTCTTAAGTCTATCAATAGAAAATAGCTCAGGCCATAAAGAAGTCCCATCATCTTGTATTGCTTTATGAGTTTTGAAATTTGAGATAATGTTCCGTTTAAGTAATTTTCCGTATTGATCATCTTGATGATATCTTGTTCCATTCCAGCTAATTTTACCATTCTGCTTTAACATAGGAAAGAGGGTCATACCTAACCAATCTTCTAATTTTTTTCTCTGTAATTTTGTCCTGGAATTTTCAAAATCCACTATATCATCAATTATAATATTATCAAAATGAAACCCAGTTAAAGCTCCACCATAGCCTAAGGCCATAATTGTTCCTTCTTTCTTTATCTCAGTACATCCAACTACAGTAAAATCATTATCTGTCCATTTCTTGCCAGGAGCTATATAAGGATATAAAATTCTCAATATCATATTTGTTTCTATTAATTTTTTAATTTCGGTAGCAAAGTGAATTGCCTGAAAATTAGTATTAGAAGTGATTAATATTGATATATTTGGATTTTCTATTATTCGCCAGATTGAAGATATAACCACCCTAACAGTAGATTTTGCAAACCCCCTTGGGCCTAAACATATATCCTCTTCACTCTGTAAAGCCTGATAAAACCATTCACGATGGAAATTCTTAAATTCATATTGAGGATATAATATTTTAACAAGAAAAAAGGGGTCATTCTTTATCTTTTTTCTTATAGCCTGGAGACAAGCCTTTTCCACTAATTGCTTTGAAGGCAAGTTGGATAATTTCATTCATTTGTTCCTCCGGCAATTTTGTTTCCATTTTCCCCTCTACTTCAATTTTATATTTTTCATTAGCATATGCTCCCATCAATTTTGCCTCTTCTTTTATAATATCCAAAACCAATCTTCCATCTTCTTTGTTATAAGCCATGTCTTTCAAATCTCTAAGTTGTGCAATATGATATCCTATGCCACTACTTTTTATATTAGCAAAATATTTTTGCCATTCTTTCCTAGCTAATCTAATATAATTATGAGCTTGCCGCTCTGTTATCCCCCATTTTTCTGTAATAAATTGAATTATATATTTAACTGGTTTTCTCCTTAATAATAAACTAACCTGATATATTCTTTTTTCTTTTTCTATTTTATCTACTTTACTCATATATCTTCACTGCCTTTTTAAAATCATAATTTGGGACTAAATAATTTACCGTAATATTATAATTTTCTTGGTATAATTCTGGATTAGCATATTCTTTAATTACTCTTATTTTTTCTTCTGCCGAAAGTAATTGATACTTTTTAGTATTGAATATTTTAATATAATTGTCATAATCTTTCTCAAATGCCCGTTCAATGTAGAGATTATCGAAAGCCGTCGCTGGTGTTGTAATATACTCATAAAGTCTGCCTTCTATATTCGTCCCAGAATATATTAAGAAATTTCTCTTTATTAATAGTTCATTTCTAAAATTTATAAAATTTAAAGGCAAATTATACATCGGTGTTAGTTGCATTGGCACAAAATGAGTAAATAAAAATTGAAATATTATTCTATGAGTTTTTTTGGGTTTATCTGCCTTCTTTAATATATCTTTCAGTTCTATTAAATTAGCACTTTCTCTATCTTCCCATGGATAGCCAATTATCATATAGACTTTACAACTTAATCGTTTATCTGTTTTTATTTCGTATGCTTCTTGAATTTTCTTTATAATATCTTCCTTTAAAAACTTTTTATTTACTTTTTCCCTTGCATACTCATTTATACCATCTAAGGCGGTAACTACGTGTCTTTTCGCTTTTTCCCAATTTAATGAACTGAATATATCCTCATTTTCACTATATCCTGATTGATAATGTTCTTTATTCCCAGAATAATATTTATTTTTCCAAGAATATTGACAAAAATAACACTTATTTCTACAACCTACTGACATCTCACCTTCAATCAATCTTTTGCATTCCCCTATTTTATATTTTTTCTCTAAATTAGGGTCATCTTTTTTGCTCCATACATTATTAGGGATATCATTATTTAAAATCCTATTTATACAAAATTCACCCCTTCCAAAACATGCAAAAACAATTAAATGCCGATATAATCTTATATTTGTAACTCCTGCACCCCAACAATTATTTTACATTTCTTTCTATTAACATCTTTCAATTCATTTATTAAATTTTGAACATCCATATAAGAAGTAATTGAAATAAGAACATAATCACATTCTTCAATTTGCTTTCGTGAAATATATCTAATATCATTTTCCTTTTGGTCAATCTCAGAAATAATATATTTAAATCCCTTATATTTTTCAGAATCAAAATAAAGGTTTTTTCTTGTCCCCCTGAATTTGATTTTATCTGTAAATACTAATATTCCTATTTTTCTTTTCACCATTCAAAACCACACTTAGGACATTTATTTTTTATCTCAATATCTTTATTTTTTTGTTTTTCGTCTATCTCAAAATTTAAATTGCCTATTTCGGGCATTTCAATTCCCCAATCCTGTAATTCTTCTAATTCCCATTCATTAGCCAATTTATCATAATCAAATTCTCCCAATTCTAAATTATCAGCGATGATAAATCTTTTCTTTTCCTCTTCAGTTAATTCACTTGCTTTTATCACCCATCCTTCAGGTATTTTTTTATAGCCCAAATCCTTCATAGCCAAATATCGCATATTCCCGCCAAGTATCATCCCATCATCATCTATTACTATTGGTCTTAATTTCATCATTTTGGGGAATTCTTGAATTGACTTTTTTAATTTCTGATATCGTTCATCCTTAATATATCTCGGATTATTCGGGTTTATATGTATATCTTTTATATTCATAATCTTTATTTACCTAACCTCACAATCACCTTTTCATATATTATACTACTAATATAATTTTTAACTCCACATCTGGGACATACAATTTCTACAACCTTAGGTTCATTTTTAATTATATCATATCCTACTGAGCCGTCAAATAACCGACGACCACATTTTTTACATCTTACCACTTCTTTCTCTATTTTTTATCACCTCTCTTGTTAATTATAGAAAATATTATATTATAACATTTTCATTTACATTATAATATTTTCATTATATCATTTATACTACGTATCACATAATATTCTCCGCCTGCTTCTTCTACCCTCTTTTGAAATTCAATCTGATTTTTACTCTGCTTTCCACCAGGTTTCTTAATTTCCAGGAATAGCACTCTCCCATCTTTAATTGCTATCCGGTCAGGAATACCCCGATAACTGCCTAATGACTGCCTAATCGGAAAATTAAAACAATTTTTAATATTCAGGTAATCTTTAACTTGATTCTTTATATCATTTTCGGTTAATTTAATTTTTAATCTATCATTCCTTTTCATTTTAATCAGTCCCACCTATTTTAATATTATCTACCCCTCCAGTTTCATTGATCTCGTGATATTCCATAATCATATATTTATTTTCTAAATCATTTAATCGCTTTTCAAAATCCTCCAATATTTCAATAATAAGTATATTTGTGCCACATAATTTTTTCAATTCTTCTATTTTTTTATTCATCTGATTTTCCTCCTAATTAATTATATTTTACCACAAAAACTTAAAATAAACATTATTTCCATTATCACAAAAGCTATAAATAAACTCCACCAAGCCCAGTCATCACTCTTTCGCTCTACCTTTTTTATAGGCGTACTAAAATATTTCATTTTTTCATTGCCCCATTTTAATTTCATTTTATTTTCTCCTTTCTTTATATTTTCATTTTCTTACACAATAATTTTATGGCCTGCTCATAATCATCGCTTCTATATTTGTAAGACAATTTCTTTTTATACTTTTCATAAATCATCCATTTATTCTCCTTTTGTATTTTATTTTTTTGATTTTCGCTTAATTTAATATTCATATTTTTCTTCCTCCATATATTTTTATTTAGTTTGATTTAATACTCAAATTCACTTTCTATTTAATGAAAATATAAAGTAGGTTCTGTAATTTTACAAAACTCCGGATAAAAATCCAGAGAAAATTGACCAATTGTTCCATCTCTATTCTTTGAAATTATAATCTCTAATTCTTCTGGTAATTCATCCTCTTCTCCTGTCCTTATCTCCACTTTCTCTTTTAATCTATCTTCCCAATGAACAAAAAGCACAATATTAGAGCATTCTTCAATCCTCCCCGAATCCCTAAGATCAGAGAGTCTAGGTCTTCTAACTGATTCTTTATTCCTTGCCAATTGACTTATCACAAAAGTTACTATCTCCTTTTCTAAAGTCAGGGATTGTAAATCTTTAATGTTTTCAGTAACTTTTTGATAATTAGTCTGTGTTCCCTCTCGCTCAAGATTCTGAAGATAATCTACAAACACTATTTCAGGATTATACATATGAATATATTTTTTTATATCTGATATATTGAAAACTTTTTTAATGTTTAGATTCCAATAATCCCCTACTGAATTGGCTACTTCCTCTAGAGCCTTTCTTTCCCCTTCCTCAAACTTACCTTTTCTAAAATCCATTAGATTTTTTCGATTCAGATTTGCCAATAATCTTCTGGCAATTTCTAAGGGCGTCATTTCCAAGGAAAGATATAATACTCTTGTTTCCTTTCCCCAGGCAAAATTTATCATTAATTGAATCGCTAAATCCGATTTTCCCATCGAAGTAAAACCACCTATAGTAATTAGCTCACCCTTATCAACTCCCCCCAGATATTTATTGAATTGATTTATTTCAAAATTATAAGTTACTCCTTGTGAGGATACTTTTATAGTATTATATAAAAGAGTTTTTAAATCCTCTTCTTCTATTTTTGGTATTGGTAGTGCGGATATTTTTTCCATTGCTTCTTCTATTTCTATCTTCCCCACTTTTGTCTCCTCAAGAATCCTCCATATCTTCCTTTGATTCGATTTTTTCTTGATTATCTCATTATAGTATTCTATATTTTGCCAAGCAGGGACGCTATTTACAATTTTTACCAGATATTGTACTCCTCCTATTTTAATTAGCTCCTTTCTGTTCTGTAATTCTTCTGCTAGAGTTATTAAATCTACTGCCTTATTTTTTTTAGCAAGTTCAATAATAGCACGATATATTAATTGATGTGCTACTGAATAATAATCTTCAGGTTTCATAATCTCTAGGCTACCAGATAGAGCTTCTTTAGATATCAGCATTGAGCCCAGAGAGGCTCTTTCAGCATCTATATTTTGATATTCCATATTTCTTTCTCCTTTACTTTTATTCTAATTTCGGGAGTTCCTTCTCATAATATTCAAATATATCAGCAGGTTTTGGGAAGTATTTACAATTTTTCAGGCATTGTTCAGTGATATATTCTACCTGATTATCTGGTATTTCTTGCAACAGGTCTTTATATATTTTTAATATATCAGGTTTTAAGGGTTTTTCATATACCTTCATAAATACTTCCATCATTTTTTTGAAGTTCTTATCATCCATAATTATCACCTCCTAATTTACTTAATTCTTTTAAAGCCTCTTCCATTTCTATCTCTTTTGATTTTATTTTATATTTACTGGAGCGTTTTATCCAGCCAGCAATAAATTTTCGGAAGTATTTCTTTATTCTCCTTTTATCATTTTCCTGCAGGGATATAAGGTATTGTCTCATATGTTCTAATTCAGATCTTACATTACAATTAGGATTAAGTCTAGACCAATCTTCAATATCTTTTTCTGTTATATTTTCCCACTCCCTAGTTTTATAATTAAAAATTGGTGTGCTACTAGTATTTTCTTTTGTATATTTTCTTTCTTTTTCTTTTGTATGCACCATTATTGGTGACAGTTCCGTCACCATTTTTGGTGATACCCTATCACCATTTTTGGTGATATCACCATTTTTGGTGACAGTCATCTTTTTTGGTGATATTTTCCATTTTTCCCAATCCTTTTGTATTCCATATTTACAAATCCTACCATCATATTTTTTAATTATAAGATTTTTATCTAACAATTTATTTATTAATTCCCAAATTTTCCTTCTCTTAATTCCAGTAAATTGTTCAAATTGGCTATAAGATATAGCATCAAACTTCTTTTTAACCAAATTACCATTTTCATCTTTATATGGTTTACCATTCTTTAATTCGCAATATCCCCAGGTTTGTCTCATAATGACATCAAAAATTTGTCTTTCTTCTCCCGGGATTCTTATTTTTATTAAATGATCCATTATTTCATTTGCTATATCAACATGTCCGTTTTCTCTTTGAGGATTAGCCATTTTTTTGCACGCCTTCCATTATTTTAAATAGAAAAGCCAAACAAAAAACCAGTTGCAGGTAGAGGGGATATCCCCGTGGCAGGATATCTAAAAAACAACTGGTTTTTATTTGGCTTATATTATTTTTACATTTATTTTTTATTTTTATCACATTAAACCCCCTACCTTTATGTATATAGTATATTCCTAAAAAATATATTTGTCAATTTATTCAGTGATGATTTATATCAATAAATATCCTGTATTTTATACAAAATTAGTAGATATATTTACCGAACAAGTTACCAAACAAGTCATCCCCACAAGTAGTTTTTGCATCACCTTTTAATATTATATTTACCTCCATTTTTTATTCTCCATTCTCAAACTTATATTTCTTCTCTCGGATAATAACTATCCCTTTGCTCCAATTGCTTAACTTTCTTTTTTAGATTAGTTATTTCTTCTTCCATTTCCTTTAAAAGTTCATTAAGATATTTCATATAAAAACCTATATTTATGGCATCCTCTCCATCCATTCCACCACCAACATCTTCTTTATTAACAAAATCCGAGTAAATTTCTTTTAACTTTCCTATTTTTTTATTCATTTTCCTCCCCCTTTAATATTTTATTCCTATCCCCATCGGCTCATAAACGGCTCATATTCAGAGGGAAATATTTTTACTTTTTTTCCCTATATATATTTCTATACTTTATTTATTTTAGGGGGCAGAGAACAGAGCCGAAAACTGCCCCCTTCTTCTGTTTTCTACAATTCTCTATTATCTTTTCTAACTTACAATCAAAGGCATCCCCTCTTTATTTAATATTCAAAAATTAGTATAATATGAATTATTATATTTTAAAGTATACTGTTTGTATTCTGGCTTGAGTACATTTGTATTCAAAATAAATTTCAGAATATTTCCCCAATTTCTTTTCTCTATTTATTTTCTATTCTTTTATTTTTGATTGACTCCAACAGACTATTGTAAAACTTATTCATCCTCTTGTATTCTTCATCGCTTAATTTTTTATCAATATTTACTAAACTGCCAAATATTAAACTCAAAAAGAATATTATAATCCCCAATAAAATATTATTTAATAGCATATTTTCCTCCTATTTTGGAGGGCAGGGTTTTTTAGAAATCCCCCTGCCCTCATTTAAGCTATTCTTCTGGTAAGTCTTCATCTGATACAGTCATATCAGGAACATAACTTCTAAGCTTTCTTAATATAATTGTTAATTCTTTTTCGGTATATTCTTCTAACTTTTTGTTTAGGTCAAAGGCTTTGTAGAAAGCATCATCTTCATCTAAAAAATTTTCGTGCCTTAATGTATTAATTTCTTCGATAATTATATCTTTTTTACTTTTACCAGAGACCCCTTCTTGTTTAGCTTTTTCTTGTTTTTCTCTTTTATTTCTTTCACCCTCAATACCTTTTTTACTATCACCCAACCACCAATTTATAATGGTGCTTGCATCTGTTTTGGATAAGCCGTTATTAACCTTCTTTTCCAACCTTTTCTTTTCCTCATCATTCATTAAATGGCTTTCCAGTATCTGTTTTTTAATTAACCCAATCTGTTTATCTGTTGCCTTATCGGTGCTTTTAGCAGTGGTTTTAGGTGTGCTGTTATGGTTATAGTCATCATCTGCTATCCCGCCATCCTCTACATCCTGGGTAAATATCTCGCTTAAACTTGCTACTGTTAAACTTGCATCAACCTGACTTCTTTTTTTAGCCATTTTAAGGATGGTATTATCAACACTATACGGGTCTTGCTTTACATACTTTCTCTCTCTGCTGTTACAACTTCCCAATCCTTGAGTAATAACCATTCCATTTTTGGTTAAGGTACATCTGACCTGATACTGAAAAAACCCTGTTTCAAAATCTCTTGTTGAGTCCAAAATCTCATAAGTAGACTGTAACCCCATTAACATTAGTATTTTTTCAGCACCTGGCTTTAATAGTGTAGGTTTAGAGCAACCAGGGATAGTTCCAAAATCCTTGCCTTCTTTTAAATTCTTTCTCACAATACTTTGAAATTCATTAATCTTTCTTGTTGTGCTTTCTACGGACTTAATATCCATATTCTCAATAATTGTTAAGCTATTAGCTTCATTACTCATAATTCTTTACCTCTCTTATTTATATTTATTTTTTAATTCCTCTTGCAGGTGATAAACTTCTGTTAATTTCAAAAATATTTTAGTTTCATCTTCCAGGTCTATTCTTTCCTTAACTTCAAACCCTTCTGTTTCATCTCTGCCTAATCGGAGTATTATATATCGCTTAGTTTCGTATTTGTTCTCTGTTAATAATTCCCTGTATCCCCCAAGTTGATAAAAATATTCATTATAGATAGCTTTTCCTGTCTTAAAATCAAGCAAGGTCAATATTCCATCTAAGTTACAATAGCAGTCCATAGTCCCGCCATATCTGTGTTTTTCAGAAATTAAAGGCTCTTCTATTAGAATAGGTTTAATATCATGTTCATCTTCCCATTCAAGGTATTTAAGGAAACAAGTTTCAGCTAAATCAATCTGCTTTTCGGTGTAACCAGATGTGTCTAACTCCTCACCTTTTAGATGACACATAACCATCTCATGTGCTAATGTTCCTATGTCTGCCTTGTCATCTCTATACTTCTTATAATCAATCCCTTTAGTGCCTAAATCCCAAGCCCAGTGAATTAAGGCTGGCTTTGCCAGAATATTTAGTATCATTGTTACCGAAGGAACTTTTTCTCCAGAACTATCCTTATAAGCA